GTATTTTCCTGTTATAGTTTATTTAATAGTGACAATAGCTTCAACGGTACCTAACCCTGAATCTAATTTATCATTGAGTGAACGCCCTATCACATTGAATGCTGTCGCTTCACCAGCTGCTGCGGTTCTTGCTACACCGTTACCAGCTGACACTAAACGATCTCCGCGCTGTACGACACCTGTGACCTGAACCGGAACACGACCTGTCATGGCAACTGGAGGGTGGGTTAAATCACTTCCTGCACCACCATTCATTAAATAGGCTGCTCTTGTACTTATGACTCCAAACACAGATTCACTTAACTCGGTGTCAGATCTTGTAATTTCTGCTGAACCGCCTAGTTCAACAACAGTGCCGGGAGCATATTCTTGATCTGCTGCGAATCTTTCTGCTACGTCGGCATATTGGGCTGAAGTAGCTTTAGCAAATACTGTGTTAAATGGATTTCCGCTAGTGCCAATATTGCCCACACCAGCAGTAGAACCGTTAATAATGGCAGCTGATGACCCACTTGAGTTAATAGTAATTGCAGATGTTGTATTTAAACCGGTAGATGTACCTTGAAATAATGGAGATTGCCCATTAAGAAGAGTCGTTGCAAGGGTAATGCCAGGACGAATTGTGGTAAATCCTGTGATTGATGTTTGTGGCGTAAAAGCTGGATCTTGTGAAATAAAACCAACAATAACATCATTTACATAAAGCTCAACCACAATGTGAGAAGTAGCTGTATTATCAAGAATTACCGCTGGAACAGCACCCGTAATACCAGTAGCGGCGCTATAAATTGGACCAACTAGTAACCACTCTGAACCAGTCCACACATTTAATTGTGCATTCGTAGTATCATACCACAAATCACCAATAGAATTACTACTTGGCGCAGATGATGCAGCATTTGCACTGGCAAGAGTTTTAAAAGATGAGCCATTGTATACTTTCAAGACGCCAGTAGTAGTATTATACCACAGTTGACCAGTCAACGGAGCCGTTGGGGCTGTGCTATTAGCAGCATTTTCCAACAAATGAACGAAGTTATCATCTAAAAATTGTCCATAACCAGCGTAATTTTTGCCTATTAAGGTCTGAGAGCAAGCAGTGGTATTAATAGTACCGTCTGGAATGGTAACTAATAAATTACCATTGGTTAAATTGATTGTATAACTCATATTATTATTCCGTCCTTGTGTAGTATTTATAGCCGTTTAATATATACATATTTATGCGGCGCTTAAGTTTGTTAGAGTTTGAATTCGTAAAGTATAATCAATTTGTATTTGACGGTTCAAACTCTTTTGTACTGGGTGAAAAATAACATGAGTAATTAGAAACAAATCAGTGGAAGAACCATTCCAGCACTGTAATCCTAATTCATCAAATACATATTCACCATTAAAATTGGTACTATTATCAAATGCTTGTTGCCCGGCTGGTTGACCATAATCTAATAAACATGATACTAATATATCAGTATACGGATTGCCTGAAGTATGTAATACTGTCATGTTATTATTAGATGGATCTAAATTATCAGATGAATTTTGATCTACTACCTGAGCATATGTTTCGTTATACAAACTAGCGTTTTGTCCTACTACATTAGGTGGAAGATATGTGATAACACCAGTGGGATCTACTGCTGAGCCACCATTGCCGAAAGCCATAGTATAAATCCAGCCGGTGCCTTGATCAGCTAAGGCGTTTGCCATTGCAATTGAAATATTTTCGTAATTTACGGCGTTCTTTTTATCAATTAAAACTTCGCCTGTTACAGCATCTGTAATTTTAATAAATCCTTCAATTTTTGCTAAACCTGTTTGTATCATGATTTTTGCTCTACGAATACTTTTCGTGTTTTTGGATCAAATATCTTTACAAAAGCTTCCACTGCAACAGATCCAGTATCGGTAGGCTGTTTACTAGGATTAGTTTGTTTCTGGTTAGATGTTGTATTTTGCATTGTTCTTTATTTATTAAATTTATAACTGAGTAAAAACTTACAGTTATTTATCTTAATTTAATCCCCGTAAAAACAGAGCAGGAACCGTATTTGTTTCTTGCAATGGAACACCATTTGACGCGGTTGGAGGATTAACTCCGGGAGCATACCAGGTTGACCCAAATTTCACGAGTATAGTTATTTCTGATCCATCAGCTGGTGGAGTATTAAACGATACCACAACTGGATCTATATTTGTTATAGAATATCCACTAGTTTGCAATTCTCCTGCAACATATACTTGAATTGCTTCTTGATTGCCAGCAAATCCATAATCAAATGATAAAGTTTCTCCAGTGTCATCACCCTCGTCAAACGTAGTACTGTCAAACGGCTCTGTATTTTCCCAGAAATTGGCATAGTTAACATTGACATCTGTTGTATATGTACTTGTTGTGCCATTGCCTAAGAAAGAACTACTTTCAACATAATTCTGGAATTCAGGCGATAATAAATTACCACGACCCATATCATATACATATGCATTTACGCTATGTGACGCCGCTGCTGTTCCAGCTGTTCCACGAAGCAAACTACTAATAGTATTGCTTATTAAATCAATTTCACGATACATGATTCGTTCGCCATTGATAGTAACTACACCCCATATATTGGCAGCAAAGTTAGGAATACTTAATCTGCTAGCATCAGCCACATGTATGATATCATCATTTTGATCTACCTCTTGTGCCACTGCTGTCGTAGAATTAGGAGTAATACGATAAGTTGCTTGTACTCCTCGCATATCTTGGAATATTCTAAATGCCATCGCTGATGGCACTACTGAATTAGTCACATTAGTTACTATTAATGTATCGGCAACACCTATTGTTCCAGAATTCAATATTAACAAATTGCCTTCAATAGTATAATCTAATTGTGCTGTTAATGTTCTTCCGTTCAATGAAACCCATGGACGAGATATATCAGTATATGCTTGATATAATACAAAATTATTAGTTTGTATTACTACACCAATAGTGCCATCAAATATATCACCAAATAGAGTAGTATCAAATCCTTCTTGCACAGCAAAACCTTCTCCTACTGGGCCAACAATTATTTGAGTTGATAGACGTTGTTCACGAGTGTCATTAAATGTAGTTACTGAAATTACTTGTCCCACAAATGGCGTTATGCCTGTATTCTCAATGAAAGTTAATGTCATTGCATCAGGATCAATTATATATTGTGCGGTAGAATCAACCGCAATGTAAATTTGTGCTCCATTAGCTGGCGCAGTATCTAATAATACATATAATACTCCAGCATCAAGATCAAACGGTCCTGCAGAAAAATAATCAACAGAGCTATCAGAACTAAATCCGTCAGATGCTTCTAAATCGTATGTTGTTGGATTTTGTAATATGCCATCAATATATACACTTACGTTAGATTTAAGTATATCTCCAGAATCAACTCCAATACGTTGTGGCAATATGTAGGCAACAGTGCTTCCATCACCAACATAAGGAATTCCAGCTGATCCCCGGGCGGTAACTCCGCCCACAGTAACAATTGCAGTAACAGGATTAGTATATTCCAAACTAATTGATGGATCTAGATCAAATACTGTTTGACCTGATGTAGTAACAGTAAAACTTTGTGCTATCGGCAAACTCCAACTGTATTCAGTAGTCACAGAATCTATCGTAGTGGGACCAATTGCTACTAGGCTAATAAAATCAATTGAAGTGTAGGTACTGTCAAATGTAATAGTAGTTGTGCCAAATGATGTTCCAGCAATATATGAATAATTAGCATTAGACAAATAATTACCATTAACAAAAATAGCAAAACCGTTGTCATCTGGTAATAATAAATCATACTCAACAGGAACTGTTAATACATCACTGAATTCATCACCTAAGTACGTGTCTTTAAATAACTGATTGCCTCCACCTAATTCATATACATAAACACCAAGTTGATCACTGTTGATTACTAAAGTAGAACTTGACAACACAGTAAATGTTAAATTTGGCCAATCAACAGTATAATCTAAACCTTCAACTAAGTTATATCGTTGAGTAGCATTGGTTATTTCTAAGTCAAATGGATAAGTTACTAAATTAGCAAAACTTATAGTTGGAATAGTACTATCATATATAACTTGAACTACTCCTTGGTTAAATCCATGGCCGTTTCTACCCCAATCTGCTCCGGGTGTGGTATATACACGCATATCTAATGTATCAAATTCTATTCCCGGCACTAATTCTTCAGGAGCATGACTTTCAAACACATCAATATACTTACCACCATCAATATTAATATCGCTAGGGCGAGTTCCTAAATATGGATCTAAATAACTACTTTCAAAAATTGTATCAAGTACATTTAAATCATATGTTGGTAATCCATTAGCATCTAATGAGAAGTTATCAAAAGGATTAATGTCAAAGTTACCACGATCAAATCCAGTGTCCTGACTAAAATTCAATCCAGATACTTGAACACCTGGATATTCAACGCCATCTACTAATAATGGTAACGATAATCCCGGAGTATTGACTGTGCTGACATAATAACCCATTGTACGATTAACACCACTCAATGTGCCAGCATCAACCTGAGTCCATTGCTCAGGATCAAATACTGTGCTAGTTACTGTGCTATTAGCACTCCATACTATATCATCAAATCGTACTTGTGTGTCAGTTTCATATGTTGTATTAGCTGTCCACTCAACGATATTTGACGTATATTCATATCTATCATATTTTAATGTAGTATTAAATGTACGAACCAACGAATGACCATCTGGATTACCAATTACTGCTTTAGCCTGGGCAATTTGACCAACAAATACTAGAGGTACAGTGCCATTAGTTTGATTTTCTTGTCCAACTGGGGCCACACCACCTAATGTTCCAGCAACAGTTACTTGAAATATGTTGTTTGTAGGAGTAATGATATAACTATTTGAAACTACTGATAAATTAGCAGTCCATGATATAGTAATACTAGGTAATCCACCCCCTGTAATGTTCACAGTGGCATCAGTGATATAACCTTTACCTGGATTTGTTATCGTAATTGAAATAATACCACCATAAGTATTAATAATACAGCTGCCAGTAGCAGGGTATCCAGCATATGTAAGAGTGGCACTACCATCTAACGATGAACCAAATGTAAATGTCGGTTCAACTGATCCAGAGGTGCCAGGAACAGTAACAGTATACAAATTATTATCATAATAAACTTGTTGACCAAGTGAATAAGCTGTATTGGCTTGCCAAATTGTACCAAAAGTTATAACAGGAACTGAAGTATAACCAGTTCCAGGATTAATAACAGTTACTCCTTGTACATTTAACTGATAATTGTTAAACCATTGACTATATAAGCTTGGCGTTAACCATATCTGAGCATTAGGTGCTGTGTTACTTGCTAATGAGCTATTAGTAGTTATTGCCTGATCATATGGTGTTAATATTGGACTTACAAATTGCGGTGATGACAATGCTGTATTCCAATACGCAGGTAAATCAAAGTCAGTAATATCACCTTGGAAATTATCATCACCAGTATATATTAGATTGAATTGTCTCACTTGAACGTGGTATGGCTTAACTTCTTGGAAATAATCTAGAACAAAGTCTTGATTATCAGCAAGATAACTCTGATACGGCAGTAATGAACGTATTTTATGATTTACATCAACATAACTTGTTTTAATTAACCATGAAGGATTAGTAAATTCACTATATATGTAGTTGAACATTAGTATTAAACTACTATTACGCTCAAGTAACAATTCTTCAATATAAATTTCTTCGTTCAATGCACGAATTATGAAACGAGTTTCAACTTGCGGTGCTTGATCATAATACTGAGAATCAAATGTCTGTGCACCGAATCCAAAATCACCAATAGAATAATTCCATAATTCTTCTTTAAATGCTATTGTTCCATCCTCAAGACCAACCCTTTGCCATCCAGTAGCAGGACTAACCCCAATACGCAAATAAATTTCCCATTTGCCTGCACCATTAGCAACGACACGCACAGAAGATCCAACAGGAGCAGTCGTAAGAGACAAGGTAGATAACTGACCATAATTTTGCACAGCAGCAACAGGAGCAATACTTGAATTATAACCAGTTAGATACCAATTAACATAATACCAGTATAACGAAGTGTCATAGCTTTGAACTTGAGTCAATGTTAATGTTTGATTAGCACCAACTGTATAAATTGTCCATCGGCCCTGTTGATCGCTATCATTAAGTACTAGATACTTGTAGCCCACCGGTATTCCGGCAAGATTTTGGTAGCCGAGCACTTCTAAATTAGCCACTTGAAAATTCCATGATCCTGAATCAGCTGCTGGAATTGGCTGTGACGCATTTAATAGATTGAAACTACATGTTTCAGTAATAGGATATTGTGATAAGACATTATTAGCACGAGTTAAATAATTTTCTAACGCAGTGAATCTATCATCAAACATTGATTGACGAGGACGGAATTGAACGCCGTATTTCATGCCAGGACTTAATCTTGGATCTGGTACTATATTACCAACAGTATCAATACCACATAAACTGTCTAGAAATTTACGATATAAATTGCCATTAAGGAATGAATCAGCAATGCCATCTGTAACAATTTGATATTCTTGATGTACTACGTCATCATTTAATTTTTGATCGTATCCAATATTCAAAATCGTATTAGTTGCATTTAATAAATTTTGAGCATTATATATAGCGATGGTTGATGAGTTAAGTCCAGCAATATAAGGCAATCCACTACTGCGTGGATCAAGAATATAACTTGATATTGCCATTGTACTCAATGTTTTACCTGAACCTGCTGCCACAGTAGGAATATCTCTAACCCAAAAATAATAAAGGGTAACAAAAACGTTATTTGCGCCTAGAACTGATCCTATTGTATAACTCGTAGGACTTAATGGAGTACCAGCACCAGAATAACTAGCTGGTGGTGTTGTACTTTCAATCCATTGGTATATGTCTACTCTACTGCCAGGAAATGTAGTTCCCCAACGACGGCTAGCATACACTATATCATCTTGATTAGGATCTATAAATCGTACTGTGTCAGTATCCCACCAAATTTGCCCTATGTGTTCAGCACCCCAAGGTTGTCCATTATTATGAACAGTTCCTTGATTATATTGACCAGGATCTACTGCTCCAATATAATCAATGTTTCTTCTTGCTATGCCAAGAATTTTACCTTGTAATGGGTCAAAGAAGTCAAAATAAGTTTGATTTCTGCCATTTACTGTATCATTAATACCAATTGCTTGATTGCTGCTATAACTAAACACATTGTTAATTGCATAAACATCAACCACAGGTTGTTGTGTACGAATTGGCACCCATGCTGGAGAATTATTAGTATTATTATACACAACAACATAGCCTAAATTAGTTGTGTTACTAGGAACTCCACCAGTTGCTCCCACCATTAATGTATTGTTAGTATAATCAACAGATGTGCCGAAAAAATTTCCAGTTTCAATAACATCATTGTATATTTGTTGCCCAAACGCAAATTTTCCCGGATTGTTAATATTACTTGTGCTACTAAGGAAATAATCATACGTATATGCCACTCCTCCGTTATTAATTGGATTATAGAATATAGTACTATTATCGTCAAAGTAAGTTCTTCCGCCATCAAAAATTGTTGGCTCATACACATTACCGTTAGGAGCACCAACAATCAAATTGATTGCACTAGAGTCAATACTCAAACTTGATCCAAATTGAGCATTGAATGTAGGAGCAGGACTTAAGATTTGTTGTGTAAACACTAGCGTTTCAAATCCTAAGGTATCAAAAGCTGAAGATGTTACCCCAGGAGATACTGTTAGTAAATTATTTTTAGTACCAGCTGTTGCATTTTGCACTGATATTGTTAATCTTCCAGACACAACTGTGATTGTTTCATTTGATGCCGGAGGAATTAAGAAATTAATAGTTTCAGTAGATGGATCATATGAATAATTTGTTCCTACTAACTGTAATAAATTATTTACATAGACAACAGTATTATAAGAGCTAGTATTAGTATATAAAGAACCAATGTTGAATGTTTGTGTAACTCCGTCACCAATAAAATATAAATCAACAGTAGGAAATGCCACTACGTTTGGTATTCCTGCTTGATTAATTGCCTCAACAAGTCCATTTATTGAAGCATTAGGCGATGGCGGCACAGATACAATACTGTTGTTAATTCGTATTGTAGTATACGGTGTTAAAATTGGATTAGCAATAGTTGTAGTAGTAACACCATATAAACGAGATTGATTTGCTAAACGATCAACTGAACCAGCTTCATCAATGTAAGTACTATCAAATGGTGCTCCTATATACAAACTACAGCTTAGTGGACAAACATCCATTGCTGATCCAAAGTTTGCTGATTCATTTTCTGTGCTGCTAACTAATTCTTGAATTTGAACAAATTGATTTGTTCCAAATTCAATTATATCACCATAGTTAAATGTTATATTAACAAACGTCACTGTATTACCAGATATACTATATTGCCCATTAAGCGATTGAGAAGTAGATAATAAAAATATTTCATTTACATTGACAGATATAGGAGAATTAATAGTTCCTGGAATATCATATGTCATTTGATCAGGATTTGATACTATGAAACGAACAACGCTTCTATCAAATGCATACACAACTCCAGCGTTATCTATTCCATTGCTAGTAGCGTTAGGAGCACCTATAAATATCTGTGATCCATCTGTTGTAGTTGATACGCTTGATCCAAAATTATCACCCTCTAATGAACTAGGCGATGTAATATTTGTGACATATTGCCAATAAGTTGGTGTCGTTACAGTAATTACAGCATTCTCTGGAGGAATTGTTATAAATGTTAATTCAGTTGTTGTTGGATCAAAAGTATAGTCAAAATATGGTCGTTGAAAATCTTGATTCACAGTAACAGCAAATGTTTCAATAGATGTTGCATTATATAAAGACGTATTAAGAGCAAATACGCTATTTGAGTATACTCCTGTACCAGAAATATTAAATCCAAACAATTGCCCGCTAGATAGGACACTGGTAACTGTTATTTCCAAATCATTGGCAGGAGATGTACCTCCCAATTGTGTTCCATAAATTAATAAAGTATCTCCAACATTGTAGCCTTCTCCATTAGCGGTAAGATTTGCTGTATATATTCCCCTAGAATTATAAATGGTAAATACAGCTCCAAATCCAATGCCAGAAGATGAATCTTGTTCAATTCCATCATATCTTTGTACATCTAGTATTGTAGAAGTGTTCCGTGATATCAATAATGTTTGCTCATTACCAGGAATGTATGTTAAAATTACATTATTTTGATCTAATATGTAATCTATACCTTCTGCCAATACATCATTATTTAATGTGACCAGTAATTGATTTGGATACAAATAATTTATTTGTATTTCACTTGAGTAATTGTAAGATAATACACTAAAAATAGTAGAGTATGATACTGATTGATCTTCAACTACTACTTTTTCATACGCATACACGACATTTGCGCCGGGAGCACCAATATACATCCATTGTTCATCTTTACTAATTGCTCCAGACGTTCCAAATCCAATTGGATCAAAATTTTGATCTGGCGGAACTAATAATTGAGTGATGCTGAAAGAATTTACGTTAGGATTTCTATAAATTACTGCAGCGTATCCCATATTAGATAAACTAGTATTAGCACCTGCTATTGCCCAGTCAGAATTTCCAAAAGATATTGTATTACCAAAATTATCAGTGTCAATTGCGCCTAGCGCCAATGAATCATTATACTGATAATATGAAATTACACCCCTAAAATATGTTAATATTCTATTAGTGCCGGGGGCTCCAACAAGAGCAGCTACTCCAGACTCAGCTTGTGCCACACTTGCTCCGTATCTGGCATTTGCAGTAAAACCAGGGCGAATTACTAGATCAGTGCCAAATACATTTTGTTTTTCTACTGTTTGCCAATGACCAGTGCCATCATTATCAACCCACGCCTTTTCTCCTGGAATCAAAGAGTTTACATAAGGCAATGTTGAAATATCGCTTGCTTGTTTTACTCTGGCATTCTGTAACTGAAATGCTAATCCACTGCCTGTTATGGTAGATACATTATAATTATTGAATGAAAATGCAACAATTATAGTTGTTGGAGTAGGAACTGCTAATACACGATATACTCCGTTAACTTCATCATCAAAATATTTAACAATTATCAAATCAGCAACAGATAACCCATGGTACGCATTAAATTGTACTATGCTAGTATCATTAAGATTATTAGATATTTGAGTAATATTACCGGGTACTCCTGCTACTCGGTAAACTCCCCAATCATGTGTGTTTATCTTAGCAATCCATATATAAGTGCCTATACCAATATTATCAATATTTTTATCAATGTCAGTTGGATCTTTCAGACTAAAAACCGTAATATCAACATCTTCTAGGCACACAAAGCCAGCTGACGGCAACGCAGCTGGTAAACTGCCGTTTTCATAGATAGTAGGTAGAATATCTGTACTAGTAATGTTAAAACTTTCTTTCCATAAATTATCTAGGTATAAAGTTTGATTAGCATCACTAGTTTGTCCAGGATTAATAACTTGTATTGTTGAAGGATTATACGATAATTTTGCTTCATTTAACTGAAATTCAACAAAACTTTTATTTGCTTGTGCTCCGTAAGTACCTGCTAATATTCCCCAATTCTCATATACGTTGTAATCGCCACTTTCTTTCGCATTAAGATTAGCTAAATTAAATATTTCAGCAGCACGAACAGTACCTTTTGTTCCAATAAATTGTTGATATAACTGAACTTGAGTAACGCCATTCAAATTCATATTTGTCATGTATGGTCTAGGACGAAATCCAATTAACCCAAACGCAAATAGATCGTTATCACTTGTTAAATTAGCTTGATATACATTATATGTATCAACTAGTTGATTAGCTTTATTAGCCAAGTTAGGTAATAATCCATTATCAATCGCTTGATAATCACTCTTAATCCAGTTTGCGTAGTTAAATACCTCTGATGGATCTACTATAATTAGTGCCTGCCAGTATGTATTTTTATACAATACCATTTCACCCTTGGTGTATTTGGTATAAGGCTGCCATTCTTTTACATTGTTTAAATTAAGTATGAATCCCTGGGCATTAAGCTGTCCATCCCATTCTGTTGAAGTTGAAGCAATCAAGGTTAAACGAACTTGTCTAGCAGCTGTAATAGGATCATAAATCAAATCATTAAACTGTGTCGTGTTATTCAACACAATCATATCTTCATAATTTGTAAATTTCAACGTGAGAAAATTAATCGTTTGCCCTGTTGTTGTAGTAACTGAGAATAAATTATTAATTCTATTAACTACCATGTTGCTAACATCTAATGCAAAACGATTTTGATCTAACAACATGTTTTCAGACGTTACACTAGCAATAGTATCCACAATAGATACAGGACGGCTGGCCACAATAGTAGTCGCACTAGGATTTAGATTGATCATTGTATTAGGTTGCCATCCTTGGGCTCCAAAATACAAGAATTCCTGTGCCATCTGTTTCCAATCTAATGTATAACCATTATAACGATCAGAAAAAATTAATCCCTGGCTTTCTAAATAAGCACCATAGCTTAATAAAAAATCACACACGCTAGATGGGCTGGTAAACACATATCCATATGGAATTTGTCTAATATTGTCAGTATATTGCGAAGGTATTTGAACAGTAGTATTACCTGCTGTTAATGTTTGATACGCTCCAACTGGACTACTAACCAATATGTCAAAATAAGGCTGAACATTGCTGTATCCATATACTCCATATCCAATACCGCCATTTTCCAATTGTTCTACCTGAACAATTACAGAACTATATGTAATTTGCCCAAATGGCTGATTTTTATAAAACAATAATTCATAACTCGAAGATGGAATTTCTAAACTATTATTAGTAGAATTTGGGCCGCTCCGTTCGGTGAACAATCGCACATACGCTGGATCACTAAATGATGCCATACGATAGCATAGACGAACATCTAGATTTGCCAATGCTTCTGTCAATTTTTTAGTACTGTTAACACCAGATCGTTGATTATAATCAACAATCCAGTTAATATAACTTGCTTTACTTACGCCGTCACCATACACTTGTACGCCTGCAGCATCTAAACGATAGCGATTGTTTAGTAGATACTGTCCTAATGTAGTATTATAACGATATAAATCTCTATCAGCAAATAACGAAAAGAATTGTGCTGGTTTAGTAAGAGCTAATAAACGCATTATAGCAAATGGATAAGAACTACTGTTCCACCATGATGCCTGAACTGGCCCACCATCTCCTGCTGCCCATGATTGCTTGAATCCGTATGGATCATTCAATCCAACTATACAATCTATAGGAGATAATAGTTCACCCTCTGGACCGGCTGGTATAATACTTGCTAAACCAGGGCGAATATACTCTGGTAAGATGTATGGACCCGCTGGATTACTAACAATACCTGCTTCTAAATCATCCCATAACACAGTATTGCCTGATGTATATGGCGCTGGACCGTATCTGATAATCCACCATGCTGGCTCTTCAGTAAACCCAAGCATTTCCCATGGAGTTGAGTTAGGAGTTTCTGTATCATAGAAATAACGATAGATACCACGCCAATTACCTTGAAGAAATGCCGCTTGATCAATACGATTAGCCGCTTGACTATAATTGTATGTAAATGGATTGCTAGCAATGTAATCTTGCGTTGTGTAATTCAATTTATTTTGTCCAACCCAAGACAAAAAGTCCTCATTCATTATTTGATTGATTTCTTGATATGTATATGGAGTTTTGCGGAAATAACCGGGCAATAACGCAGTAGTTTGAGCAGGATAAAAGTCTGGATTTACTTGATCAGTCGATAACGGAATTGGATTATCATCAACTTTAATGTTGTCATATATTCGTTTTTCAAATTCAAATAGCACTTGATCCCGAATATCACCAAATGCAATGGTAATTGATCCATCGTGTCCTTGAATTACTACTGTTGGCTCTAAGTAAGTGTCATCAACATATATACTTGGAGTATATTTTGGGTACAATCCCATTTTACTAGGAGTATTTGGGCACCAACTAGCAACAGTGGTAGGATATTCGTTAATAGTAACTACATCACCAATGTTTAATGAAATCAGTATAGTTAATTTAGCAGCATCAGTTGAAACTGTATACTCAGTTCCTCTTAGTAAAAGTACATTATTGACATATACCAATAACCCAAGATAGTTACTAGATTTAAAATCATAAACTTGAGTTGTATTAAAAGTTTGAGTCGTAATTGGATTAACTGTAGTTGTAGTTGTTGTGTAATTTGTTCCAACTGGCAACATATCTGACCAATAAAATGAATCAGAGCTTGTTAAGCTTTTTGTAATTCTATAAATAACCAAATCAAGAATTTGAGGCACAGTCTCGGATCCATTAAGATCTAGTCTAGTGACTTCGGTCAATAATTTATTTTTGTACTTAATATATTCTCTGCTATTATACTCTAAAGAAGCAAATATATCATAGTTAATATTTCGTAAGAAAAATCCAGCAAGCGTCAATGGCGATGATTGTTGTAATATTAACTGACCATAAGGACTAATGTTACCCAGATCACGGGTATTATTACGTCCATTAATAGGACCATTAAGATCAACTAAATTTTGGCATATTGTGGCATAATGCTGACGCACTGTACCTAAACTAAATTGTTTGCTATTACCATTAAATGGATTATTTTCTAAGTTTACTGGAACTTCATAAAAACCATATTCGCTTACTTGCTGACTATACGCAAGTACTTCAATGATATCACCATCAACATATCCAGTGCCATTTAATGTAATAGTTGATACATTAGTTGTAGTATCAATTAATAAAGTGTATGATGATGGAAGTTGATATACGTCATTGATAAAAACTTGAACAGGCGGCACATCTAACGTAGTTTCAATCACAATATCTAGTTGTAGCGGTTGACCATCATATGTAAACTGAAATTGTTGTCTGGGCAATGATGGAATAGCAGCAATTTGCCAGCCAATCTCAAGACTGAATGTAACTCTATCGGAATATTGATATACAAATCCACTACTGACATCCACTGTTACTCCCGATGTTTCAGCAGGCGTGTATATAAATGTATCAGTATATAAATTATTAGTGAACAAAATATCACCAATATTATTGATACCATAGAAATCTAATGGAATTCCTAATACTGAATCAACGGGGTTATTTGGATTTTCTGCATAACTTAGAAGTTTACATCCTGTAAAGTTAGAACTTGGATATATTGTTGAATCACTAAAACTATATCCACTACTATCAAATACATCAAACAATGGAGCTTGATTAACAGAATTTTTTTGCTGAGAATCTACCCATGTCGTGCCATTATAGTAAAAACTTTGACCCTGAACACCAATAGTACCCCCAGAAATATAAGTTGCAGTAGTATTACTAGCAAAGCTAACTGAAAAAGTCGTACATGCAGTTACAATATAATTTCCATTATAAGAAGCTGGTAATATTTCTGATACCGAAATAGATTGTCCAACTACATAAGGAATGCTTGATCGTGGGGTAAAGTTTAGAGTAACGCTAGTGCCTGTTCCAGACGCTGATGTAACTGGCAATGTAAGACCGTTAAGACATACCGTTGTTTGATTAAATGAAACTGGACTATAACTTGTTGGTACCAAATCAATGATAGGGACAGTTGTAGTTTCAGGATCAGGAACAATAAAGTTCACAGTGAAAATTTGATTACGCACATCTGCATTAGAATCAGCAGCAAATATAACTAAACTGCCTTGTACAAATTCGTATCCATTAACACCATATCCCAATTGACCATTTACATTTAATAATGCGTTAGTTTGGGTAAAATCAATGACGTTAACAGCTGGCAATCCTTCTGTGCCAAAGTTAAATAATTTTGTACCAGCTCTAAACTCTAAAATAGGACGGGCTGCACGTTGTAAACCAGTATAACTAGGAGTTACATTATTATAGGCAGCAGCAGCATCAATAACATCAACATGAAACCACCTGTTACTGCGAGTCCATGGATTTAAATCAAGACTAGCTATGCTGATTGTAATATAATCAGGAACTACAGGTTGTCCACTATCATCATTAGCATAAGGTTCCACTGCAATTAAGTTAGAAGCAAGTATTAGTTTTATTCCAGACCCAACGCCCTGTACATAGTAAGTATTGTTTACATATGATGTAGGGAATACATTGCCTTTAAATATAATCTTAAGTCCATTGGTAAATGTTATGCCGTTTGGGCTAGTATAATTTAGTTGACCTAAAATATCAGTTTCAACATTAATATATGAGTTGATACTAACAGAATTTATTACACCACCAGTACTATACGTTCCAGTATATGTACTTGCGTAAGTTACTGATGTTGTAGTACAATCTAATACTGTATAATTTCCATTATATCCGGTTGGAGTAATTTCCGATACAATAATTGTACTTCCAATAGAGTAAGGAGCTGATGTCTGTTCTGAAAAAGATAATGTCACTTCTGTTCCAGATGCTGAAAGCCCGCTAATAGCCAATGCAGGAATACTTGGATTAATATTGCCATCAATAAGATTGATTACACCAAAAATACTTGGATCTTCACTATCTTGATAGTATAACCGTGGCAATGCTGCAGTAAGTAATGGCATTTGTGTAAAGAATCCAGACGAATTCTTATACCATTGTGTATTAACATATTGAGATCCAAAAGAAACAATAAATTGTGTTAAATCAACAATAGAAAAAATGCTATTAAGCTGAATAAAATCTACACCGCCTTTGTTTACATACTGAATTTGCCATAAACTTGCTTGTACCGCAGGATCAGTAATAGGAATAGCTTCTGCAAATCCAGTAGTATCATATGATCCTACTTGAAAATTCTGACCTGTTAAAAGTGGATCAAATGGTTGCACGTTATACCATCCGCCAGGGGCAGGGTCTGACGATTGAGTAGGAAATACAAGTGTCCTACCATTTAGATTAGTGATGCCGTCAATACCATCAGGATAAGTAGCTAAAAATTGTTCAACAGTAATACCGTTTATTTGGTCAAATTGTATATTATCACAAATTAAATCTACTACTCCTGTTGTTGCGGTAGGGTAACCAATATATGGCATAGAATAGTAGAAATTCTGTGCGCTGACATCAGGAACATTAAATGTAACTGTGCCTAAATCTGTGCCGTTGTTTGACACACCAAGCACATCACGGCTGCTGATATTCCTTGACGATGGCAATTTACCATCAACGCCAGGCGCAGATTGAATCCAAAAATCTGGACCAGTGCCTGGCTCAGCACTAATAATATCAAACTGCCCACGGAGATTAAATTCTAAATCATTACTGTAATATAAAGTATCTGGTGCATTTTGGGGCACAGTAAATGTAACTAACCCTTCGCCTGCTCCATTATTAGTAACTCCATCCGACCATAAATTTGTAGTGCCAAAACTTGGTTGAGTTTTGATATAAAACGCAAGATTAACAGTTTGTACTAAATTAAACACATATGTGTTGCCGCGAATAAGGGTTAATGTAGGATTGGCAACGGAATTTATAGTCCAACTACTAGTCCCTCTGTTAGTAACACGATATTCTATAGTAGCAGGTGTATTTTGTGCTATAACAAACTTATATTTGCCATTACGTACTAAAGTCAATGCTGGGTTATTTCCAGAATAATCAGTAAATGTGTACGCTCCGTTACTACGAGTAACATTAAAAGTTTGTTCAGTAGGTATTGAAGTAGGTGCAACAGTAACTAAGTCTGGTCCGTCAGGCAACCAATAATACTGAGAATAGTTATTATACTTGTCAAAATCTACAAAAGGATCCCAGGTGTAATATTCGCTTTCAAATAATCTATCTGCCTGCTCAGTAATGCCACCTTGTGTATTAAGAGCATTAATAATTCCAGGGTATGTAATAGCATCATTAATTTTTAATGTGATAGGATCAATACTTACCACACCCGGTTCTAATTGGTAATTGTTACGAGTAGCATTTGGCTCAATGACATAGCCGTCAGATGGTATTACACCAGGCCCGACTTTTCGTCCGATAAAACCTTGAGTCTGTTTGTATTTTGGTTCTTGGATTAATTGATCAAGTGTAGCTGTTAAAAACTGAGTGTTTACCGGTGTTTGGAATATTTCAGGTAAAAAATCAACAGAACGAATTTTTGCGGCCATTAAATTGCTCCACTACCAGGGGCAGTTTGTAAGTTAGTGCTAGTCAATGATTGAATAATTTCAATGTTGTTAATTGTGGCACCGTTAACAAAAATTTGATATGGAGCACATTGTATTTCATACAAATCACCAAATGATTTTTGTGGGTTAAGTGGAACTAATACAACAGAAGCCACATAAGTTCCAATTTGAGCATGAATATATGATGCTAGTTCAGAAAAATAAAAAGTCTGTCCAAAATTCCAATTAGCAATGTCAAAATACGCATTCATAGTTGATAGTACAAGATTTTGAATTTGATTATTGCTAGCATTAGTATTTGCAGCTGGCACAACTCTAATAATAGCCCGTAATGCTTCTGGAGCTTTACTTCCAAATAGTGGCAAAAATTCCACACTGTTAAGAATCATGTTATCACTGATCATTTTGTAATCTTGTAACGCAGCATACGATGTAGTTAACTCATTAATTGTAGGTGGCAAAGGTTGAGTAATAGTATTAGTTGTATCACGCACCCATGATGAATATGCTGTATAATATGATAGTGTTACTAGATATAAATCAATAATATTTGTGCTACCAGGGTCAATTAAATTGCTTAATGCTGAGTTATGGCGATATTGAAAATACAAATCTTGTCTTCCAACTTGCGCTACCCATCCTTGAGTCAATGTTAAAGTTCTAACTCCAGACAATGCCAGCGTTAATGTGTAAAAATTATTTTCTTGATAAGCATAAAATACTTGTCCGGTTGAATATTGTTCTTTAACCAGTTGAATCTGAGATACAGTAGCATAATCATCATTTACAATACCATTTGGTTGTAATATATATCTTTCTAAATTATCAAAATCAACAGTTAATTGAAAATACACATACGGCTGTGGAATAGTTGTGCTTGAAGGAGATACTCCAACAATTTGTTGGAAAAAATCTGGATCTAATGGAATACCATTGTTATTGTAATCTTGGTAACTAACTAATACTTGATAATCATCAACTAGTCCATCACTTAATACTGGTTGACCAATAATCTTAAGTGTCACATCTGTCATTAACGGTGAATTATTATCAGGTTGACTGTTAGAACGTAATACTTTAGCAAAATCAGAAATAACAGTACCAGATCTACTGTCGTAAATTGCCTGATCAGTACCAAAGAAAAATCTTACCTCTAATACGCTGCCAAAATAATAGTTGAGACTTCGTGATTGTACAGTATATTGTGATCCATTATAAGTCGCTTGAATCATCCAACTAGCATCAAGATTGGCATTTGTTGTATTGCCAGCATATGCTTGGCTCCATGTGGCATCTATGGCCAAATTGGCAGAAGTTATGATATACCATGAGTATGCCGTTCCAGTAATTGCGCCTGTGCTATCATATCCTAATCCAAAATTTTGTTTTAGATAAATTTGATTAAGAATAGATTGCTGAGTTTCTGAGTTAAACTTAGTGATTAACATTGGAATAACATCTACTGGAATTGCACCAGTTGGAACATATGTATTCAATACAACTGGCCCAGTTCCATCTATTAAATTGCCTAGCCCATCGTTAGTTCCATCTCCATCAATTGCAGTTGGACTAGCCCAAATTACTAGATGATCACCAGCTTCCGTTGGAATACCTGGTTTCAATTCATTTTTAGAATCAAAGTAATATCCAGATGGTGGAACAAATTTAATCAACGCTGTTTCATCAATAAAAAATGCGTTATTGCTTACTGTTGAGCCAACTGGTACCGGAACACCACTGCTATTTTGAAAATAGCCAGTAGTTTCATTTACTATAGTCGTGCTTTCATACCAACTATAATTTAAATTTGTTAAACTTGGTCGCGGAAAATAAGCATTATAAAATTGTCTAAATGTTTCCTGCGACAATACAGGAGTAATATCATTCAAAATAACATTATTAATGTCATTATTAGTTTGAAACGTAAATGTAAAAGCAGGCGTACTATTAATATACCACAATGCTCCATCCGATCCAAACACATTTGTAGATGAATATTTACCAGTAGGATCAACCAAATCTAAGTATCTGCTAGTTCCAATTGAACTACGATTAAGCGCAGCACTTTTAATAATAGAATTGTTTGTTGTAAATGGAAAATTAGTATAATCTTCTCCATTAACCATACGGTTTTGTGTATAATAACGGGCAGGAGCACGTTGCTTAATCTGATCTATAGTTTCACGAGCAGCAGCGTTAGTAACAGGTGAAGTAATTCCACATGTAAATGTAAGAGTTTCAATCTGACCACTACGACTTACGTATGATATAGGAATTTGCACAGACTGCATATTTTCTGTATTAATAATATACTGTAATCCGTTTGATGATCTTACATAGTTACGAAATTGACCAACAGGAATAGTAGCAAACACATTATCACCAAATACTAACGTAATTTGATCATTAGTTCTACTAGTAACAGAGTATACATCACGAAGATTAGGAGTCATTTGCTCAACTGCAGCTTCATAAATTGAAGGAACTTTTGTCCAAATTTTGTTAACGCTACCTACGTTATCAAGCTGATATAACCAAACGTCAGTTTGATTAACACCTTCAATATTAATATTAACTGTACGATTTGATATTTGCTCTAGTAAATTAAAATCTTGATTTTGTAATGTACCTTGTTTAAAATAAAAGAAAAACCCGGTATTAGCAGACTGGTATCCCATCTGATCATTACGATATAAAATATTAAACTGCCCGTTTGGCAATGGAGGCGGCTCATATATATAAGTTTCAGCAAGTGATGTAGCATTAACTACCTCAAATGGCATATTAACTCCATTAACAGTTGCAGTGAACGGCACAACTGGTAGATAACCGGGAACTAAGTTAATAGTATATTCACTTGTATCTACGCCTAGTATAACTTGCTCATTGCCTGGTGAACCAACAAACTGAGTGTCAAGTAATGATGCATTAAGAATAGCTGTAAATTGTTCTTGCCAATCAAAATTACTAGGGTCAGCCCAGTTAACGTTTACATTAGCTAAATTTAATCCATTGTAATCTGTTACATTTTCAGTAGTTTGAATTGAAAATACCTTAAGATAACCGTTAGCCTCTGTATTACGTTCAGGATTATAAGAAACTAAATTTGCAAGTTTAATAACGCTATCTCTGCGCTCTGCTGTATCAATGTAATTTTCACGAGTATTTAAATCTGTACGGAATGCTAATGATTGGCCCATAAACGCCATTACATCCAGTAATGCTATGAATTCTGAAGATTCAATGTAGTCGTTGAATGTCTCAGGATAGTATTGACGCAAGTAATCTATAAAACTCTTTCGTAAGGTCTCAAAATCGTAGCTTTGGAAATTTCCTTCACTGTAGGTTTGATAGATTTTTTTCCAATCTTCAACTCCAAATAATACGGTTTGTCTTGTAGTCTTTGCCATAGCCTTTCCAATGTTACAGTATTTATACTTCTAATAATGTGTGTACATTATGTTAGACGTAACTGGCAGATCGTGAATTTTCGTCAAAGAAAATAGATAATATCTCTACCGAAGTGGTTGCTACTGTTTGTAGATTAAGCTCAAGTAATATGCCATTAGCTTGTGGATACATGACAATATTGTTAAGATATAATCTAGGATCTCCAGCAATTACTCGCTGAACTTCGTCATAAATTGCTGTTTGCAAATCTACGCTTTGATTTTCAAATAAAAATGTCCATAAAATTGTACCGTATCCAGGTCTACCCACCAGTTCACCTTGTCTGATGTTAAATGCGTTAAGTAAATCTTGTTTTATTAGTTCATAATCAACTAATACAAAATTTTTGTTTTGGTTAACAGTAGAAAATCCAACAAATGTAGCCATAATGTGTATTTATCTTAGAATATTAACTGGTCTATTGCCAATAACTTGAGTTGCTGATTGTGCTTGTGCTAGAATTCTAGTTGCAGCACTAATGTCAGCGGAAATTCCTAAACTTTTTATTGATGGAAGAGCATACATAGGAGAAGCAATAAGTGCTGATCCAATAACACGAGTCACAGCAGCATCAAGAGTAGATCTATTAACTGTATTACTGAATGCAGCTGCTGGTTGTATTCTAGATATTAATCCACTCAATGAGAAATTACTAAAACTTGAAGCAAATTGTGCTGCTTTAGCAATAGTGTTAACTACTGTATTGATCTTAGCACTTACTTTTGCTAGTGCTGGAGGTATTGGAACTAAACTTCCTACCAACGCACCAATTCCGGCAGCGTTTGATATAAAGCCACTAGTGGATCCTGCCGCCCAACTAGTTGCAATACCAACTCCATATCTGCTTCCTATAGCCATTAACGCACCAACATCACCGTTTACCGATGAACCTAAAACAGCTGCCATTCCTACCGCTGTTCCGTTATTTAATCCAGTGGATAATCCTGCTACTTGGCCTGCTCCTGTATTAAACCCAACTGCCCCTGTGGCCAATGCTGACATTCCATAGCTATAAATTGCACTAGAATCAGATCCAAAACTTTGTACTTCCGGTGGAACTGTTCCAACTGGTATTATATTAGGATCAACTACTCCATTTGTCAATCTAGGAGTGGCAGTAAGCAAAGTAACCGCTGATGCAGTAGCTAACGTACCATCTGCTGTATAAACATGACCCGTACTGATACTAGGTGTAGTAACTCTAGAAGTAGGTGGTATAATAGAGCCATTTGCAACTAATTGATTGTAACTTTGATCAAGTAACAGCTCTTGTATCTGATTTTGTATTGCTAAATCTCCTAATATGTCATAAACGCTTGTAATATTAAATTTTCCTGACCATGGGGTAGGTGAACTCATGAAATCAACAAAATTATCAGGATTATCTCCGGTAGTTTCATTAAGAGGACAATATAACTGACTCATGCCAGGCTTTACTATTCCAGCCTGTTCAAGTTGACTACAATTAAATCCATAAATGCCAATTCCATCAGCTTGTGTAAAAGTATTAACATCATTTTGAGCAAGATTAGCTAATTGCGCCATCAAAGCTTGTGTTTCTTGAGATGATAACTGTCCTGCTTGCAATGTCATGTTAGTTCTTCCATTAGGAGTACTAACCACTTGTATATAGTTTGCTGATGTTACAGGATTACTTACTGATACTGTCGTTAATTGTGGTAATTCAATTACCACTGGCATATTGGCAATAACCGCCATTAAAGTTTTATCATCTACACCAGCTGTGCCTCGCTGTAGTCTTGTAAGTCCAAAATTACTTAATGCCTCGGTAGGATGTAATAGGGTATCACCTTTATTGTATCCAACAAATGTACCTGCTGCCACTTGTGAATAAAAAATTTTATCCGCTTGTGCTTGTGTGGTATCATTTGGAGCATTTAGTTGATATTTTGATCCAGACGGTAGAGTATATTTAAAAATTGCCATATTAATTTGTCTTAGTTATAGAAGTACCAGCTGGAATAGTTGGAGCACTAGGAGGACTTGAGTTAGTTCCATCTCCAAGATTAACATTAACTTGAACTCCTTGGTTATGATACGGCCATGGTTCATGTGCTGGTGCTCTAGTAACAATACTTTCAGTTCCCGCTGATTCAACCTTAAACCCAGATGCAGTGTTAAAACTGCTAGCTGGCATTGTATATTTTACTAAACCAGTAGGAGCAGATACACTTGCCGATGATCCTGAATTTAAATCTATTGTTCCACCTTGTAATGCCAAACTACCACCACCTTGCCAAGCTCCAGATTTACTATCAAGTGTCAATTGTCCGTTACTTTTAACTCCTATTGTTGATTGACTGAACAATAGTAATTCTTCCTTAGTCGCACAAGTAAATTTGCCTTGACTTTGCATTGTTGTAGATACATTACTCATCATATTGATATTTCCGCCAGCCCAGACATTAAAATCTTTATCAGCATGTAAATTCATTGTACCTTCTGTGCGTAAATTAATAGAATTTGTTGTGTAAACATCAAGTGTACCTTCTAATCCAAATTCTAACCATACTTGTCCATTAGCATGAGCAATATAAAGATTGTTTCCATCGTCACTCATTGTAATTTGATGACCTTTAGCTGTACGAATGCGAACTACTGCGGTTTTGCCATCAGTTGCGCCGTCATCCATTACTACACTATGTCCACCAGTACGACCAACAATGTTAGCATCATCAGAGGTTACTTCTCCTGATTCTACTTTTTGTTTAATTGTTGCGTCTTGCATGCCACCCTGATATATTGGTCTACCTGGCGTACTTGTGCCATATGTGTTACTTGGACTTTCTCGTTGACTAGATGAATCTATTGGTCCACGGATAGGATCACTGACTGTGCCCTGTTGAAACATAGTTGCTGCCTGATAACTATGTACTGGCTTTTCTTTGTTATAAAATTCTGGACTGTCTGATATTTCTGTATTAGATTCTGCATTATTAATTTCAGTTGTTGGTAACTGTGGACTATTAGAAAAATATTTTTTTTGATCTTCATTTTGTTTGACCGCATTTTTAACTGCGCCAATTGCAGGTACCATCTGATTAATACTTTGTTCGGGAACAACACCTATAAAATATCCTTGTGTAGGATCACCAGCAACGAAAAAACACATTAATTGTGTGCCAATATCAGGAGAACCAACTGCTGAACCATAGCTTTGTTGATTACTTGTTGAACCGTAAGTTCCTACCCCAGATGATGTGCTTGTTTTTGGTGTTGATCCACCTTGTTGACGCACAGGAGATACAGTTCGCCATAATGTTTCATCATTTTTATCACCGCCGCCAAATTGTTCAATATAAACTTGAACTCTTCCTCCTCTAGTAGGGTCAACATTATTCATGATTTCGCCTATAAAAGGGCCAAAATCAGCAGGTGTGCCACCCTTATCAAATTTATATGATGATGATCTGCCGGTTGATCGTTGTACATTAACTGCCATTATTCGTCCTTTGAAGCCATTTGTTGTGGATTGGCTCCGTTTATTGGTGTGGTTGTTGTTGTTGTATTGCTAGTAAGAGCACCTGCTGCCCGTAATTGGGCATCAAATTTTGTTAATGCTAATTGTTGTGCTTCTGCCCTTGCCACCCAGTCCGGAGAAACTCCTTTTGCCTCTAATTTTCTTGCTTGTTCGTTAATATAATCTAGGTAATCTTTTGCACCCTTAGGATCATTTTGTCTAAAAACAAAGTAACTTACGCTACTATTAGTAGTAGTCTCTGTTCTTGTACCTACTGTAACTCCGCTAGATGTTGGCGGTTTAGCAGGAGTAACTGGTTGAGTACCACGATTTACTACAGGAGGAGCTATATCCCTAGATTGCGTAAGATTATTAACTGGAGGATTGACTTTTGTGCCAGGAATATTTGCAATAGGAGCTGTTGCAACCGATGAATTTGAACTACCAGGCGGTGGTGTCTGAGAAGCTGGTGTTCTTGCTGGAGAAGGGGTAAACCAATTGGTAACACCATCTATAATTCTTGATATCAATGATTTTTCTTCAACAATGAATTTTTTAATTTGAAGAGCACTTAGATTTTTAAGGGCTGATCCTTCTAACTCTTGTTCAAATCGTCCTTTACTAAATGTTGATGTAACTGTCATTGCCCTATACGCTGCGCTTGCCTGTGGAGGAGTTTTTGACAAATTGTTAGAATTACCCTGTGTTGCTGAAGAATTTATATCTACCAATCCTGTTCCTAATTCAGGAGCTCCTCCATTATTATAATCAGCAGGGCTATTAAAATTAATAGCAAACACCACTTCTTGAGTTTCAGGACATACTGTTCCGTTAGGATAAAATCCATCATAACACATATCTTTCTCGTTCATTCCTAAAATTTCACCCTGTAATAACCACGCAGGATCTCCTACAATTTTAATATTAACCATTTTCATATCAGCAAAACTATATAAAAAATCTGCTGCAGTTGCGGCAGGTTCATTAGCATCACTAGGTGAACCTTGGTTACTCTTCGTTGATGGTTGAGCAGTTTTTATTACACCTATATTGTTTAGATCACCTGTATTATTGGCAAGTGCATCACCTTGTCCACCTTGTAACCTAGATATTCCGTCAGCTATACTACCGCCATTTCCAGCTATTGTTCGGTACAAAGTTGGAAATTTTTGTGAATAGCTTAACACTTGTGTATTCAATCCTGTAAACCAATAATCATATAGCTTATGTACACCACGAAACTGAGATTCTGGAAAATAACTACTATCCATTTCATTAATTGCATATGGAGTTACAATATATGTAATACGGTATGCATAATCATTTCTTTTTTTATCTATTACATCACTAATAGGCACAGAATTAACTAATATCTTAAACCAAGCTGTGGGTTTATTTTTCTTAGAAGAAGTATTGGTTATATTAGGAGCAGCTACATCAAGGGTATTGGCAATAGATGTTTGCTGATCAGTAATATAAGAACTATTACGAACCACTTGCTCAATAACCTGTAATATTTGAGTACCCTGAGAGACTCCTTTATTATGAGAATTAGTTTTAGCTGTGCCAGAATTTGCACCAGTCTTTGCTGCTGCTGTATCACTTGAATTCATTGAAGTTGTTTTGAAATCAATAGAACCAGGATTTTTTACTTTAGCAGAAGCTATAATACTAGATGCAAATTTTATTTCATAAACATTGGCAATCTCATATGTTTTGTCTTTTACTAATTGCTGTTCATGAGCATTTAACATATCACATAAACCTTTAGTTTCTGGTCCAGGTAAAGAGCCTGTTGTTATCAATGAACCAATAGCAACTGCCCCCTTATATGCACTTCGTATTTGATAAAAAGGATTAACTGCGTTAACTGCAGCTTCTAAAATTGTAGGAGGTCTGTTTATTCCTACTCTACCTAGTTGTGTTGCCATAATAAGTTCCTTATATTACCTGGGTATTTGGGTCAAATGATCCGGCGTCAGTATTAGTTGGACTATCTTTTGGGCCAGGTGGCGATGATGCAGCTGAATTTTCTCTACCATCAACTAAATTTCCTTGTTGTTCAGATAAGGTAGCAAGAATAGAATTTTTACCTGACAATATTTGACTTACTGTTTCTCCAGTAAGATCAACATTCATCGGCACACTTCCCAACGCAGATGATGCTGCTGTAGTATATTGTTGTGGAGCGCCAGTTATTTGATATATAACTGACCTACTTTCAACTGAAAAATCAATATTTGTTATTTTAAATGGATAATATCTAGTTAGTATAGCATTTTCTATGTTAGGGACTGCCCCGGGAAGTCCGGTATCTCTGCTAGGATCAGTTATTAAATTTCCATCAATATCCCATCCATAAAATGATACAACTAAACAATAATCAGTGTTTACTGGTGCCGCGCCAGAAATACCATCTCTAATAGCATAATTGAGATTTGGAATTAATGTTAATCCGTTAGGCTCAGATACCTTAAATGAAAGTTCTGCTACTTGTGAAGCACTGGCATTAGTAACTACTGTTTTTATTACCAAATCATCTAGGTAATAATCTAGGGTAAAATATTTATTTCTATTTGGAATAGATGTATCAAT